GTGAGAACGTGGCGACCGGTGCCACCGTTACGCTGGCGGCCAGCTTCACCGCCAACTTCGCGTTCAGCCGCTCAGCCATTCTGCTGGCAACCCGCGCACCGGCGCTGCCGCAGGAAGGTGATATGGCCGATGACCGCATCACCATCACTGACCCTCGTACCGGTATGGCCTTCGAAGTGTCGATGTACCGCCAGTACAAGCGCGTGCATTACGAAATTGCCGCTGCTTGGGGCTGCGCCAACATCAAGCCTGAGCACACCGCACTACTGCTGGGCTAATCCTTAACCCGCCGGGAAACCGGCGGCTTCAATCCGGAGATAAACATGGCTAAGAAAGCTGACGGAACCGAAGACAACACGCCTGAGGTCATTGCTGAGGGCAGTGAAGTCACAACCGGCACCAACGCCGAGGCTGGCGCTGATGTGCAAAATGCCTCATCCGTTGCGTTCGTAACGATGGTGCGTGATCCGGAAGTTCATCCGGCACCGCACACCGCTCAGGTGCATCCTGAAGAAGTGAAAAACTACTACTCAGGTGGCTGGGCGATAAAGCAGGAAGAGGCTGAATAATGCTGACTGCCAGTCAACTTGTGGATGTGCGCCGATTCATGGGCTATCCGATGCAGGGTGATATTCCTGCCACGGATACCAGCGATATGGCTTACGGCTGGGTGTCCTCAGGTGCCTGGCAGACGCTTTATCACCGCCTTTCAACGTTGAGCGCTGAGGAAGAGGCCGTAGTGGTGAACTATGTCACCACGCTAAAGACGCTCGAATCGGCCATCACCGGCGCAGGTGACAACCTCGATACGGATCAGGCAGCAGTCTGGAAGCGAAACACCAATGAGGTACGCGACCGCACGCGACTGTTCAATCAGTGGCGTCGCGATTTATGCGGCTTCATTGGCATCGCGCCCGGCCCTGCGCTTGGTAACGGGACCACGCAGATAGTCAGGTGCTGAAATGGATGCTGCAAAGCTGAGAGAGAAAGTTTACATCGGCTACGGTAAGGCAGCGAAGCGTAACGGGTATAGCGCTCAGCAGTATCGGGCAGTCAGCGCATTCAATCCTCTTGAAACCGTTACTCTGCAGACGCTGCCAGCCTCATTCACCACGAACTTCACCTACAGCGCACCGAATAAATACGGTCAGGCCACCTGGCTGGGCGTGTTCGACGGACGTGAATTTTTACCGGGTGATTTTCTGATGTCGCCGGAGGATGGCACCTTTTTTGTTGCCGCTATGCAGACCACGCTGCCAATTTACTGTGTGCAGACCAATCGCACTATCAGTGTGCTGAGAACGTCACAGGCACCCGGTAGCGGTGGTGTGCAAGGCTACGGCGGCACAACGGCCGCAAATGAAGTGGCGATCATGTTTGGATGGCCTGCGAGCATCCTGCAGGGTACGAAAGGGGAGAAAAGCCCCGTCAATCTGCCCGCTGATGCCAAAACGCCATGGTACGCGATCCTGTTTCCGAATTTCGGTGACATCGTTCTGCGCACCAGTGACATCATTACCGACGACATTGGCCGCCGATACGTCATTTCCAGCGCTGAGCTTACCGATATGGGCTGGCGCATAACCGCAATGCAGGCACTGGTGTGATATGGCTGATTCATCTGATGTAAGCAACACGATTGCCGGGATGATCGCCTCCACGGTTTACCCAAACGGCACATCGGAACCTAGCATTTCCGGTTCAACCATCAAGATTTACCCTGGCTGGCCTGTGCCGAACATCCTGCAGGAAGATATCAATGCAGATGGCGCTCATATTTCGATTTGGGCATTGCCGGCAGAGAGAAAAATCGGCAGCGAACTCGGCAGGCCATACCGTGTGATCGAGAAGGGCGAACCACCGATGGTTGCAACTGTTGATGGATTGAATATCACGTTGTCGGGTGCCGCTTCCGTGCCAACTAACGTGTATTTCCTTATTGACGGAGTTGGGTACCACTATCCGGTGCAAACCGGCGACACGCTTTCATCTGTAGCGACTGCGATTGCGATTCAGATTCCCGGCGCTGTGAGTAGTGGTGCAGTAATCACGCTGGCATCTGCGCATTCAGTGACTGCCCGAACCGGTGGTGTGGGTACCGCTATGCGCGAGTTGCGCAGGCAGGCTAAAGATTTCCAGATAACTATCTGGGCGCCAACGCCAGCCATGCGCGTACTCATCGCATCTGCTGTTGATGGAATGCTCTCTGAATCCAGCAATGTCTCGCTGGGTGATGGTGCGCCTTCAATGATGCTCTACACCCGGCAATTCGATTCTGATGCCAGTGAAAACTATCTGGTGTACCGGCGTGACCTGATTTACACGGTTAATTACGCCACTACGCAATCCATCTCTGCGCCGCAGGTGGTCGCACCGGTTATGAATGTAACCGACATCTCTGGCAACCCGATTAAAACCTTTCTGGAGTAACTCATGGTTGATAACGACAGCACGCAGGCATCAACGCCAGCGGCGACCACTTCTGCCGCAAAAACAGTATCTCCCGGCCACATCCTCGTTGTGCGTCATGCCTTCGGTGATTACCAGGTGGGCGAAGAAATCACTAACGCCGTCATTATCAAGGAAATTCTTGAAGGTGAGCAGGCGATTTATGTGGTCAAACGCGCCGCGTAAGTCTCCCTCAGTAACACCACAGCCCGCCAATTCGGAGGGTTTTTTATTTGGAGAAGAAAATGCCGATTTACCAATCTGGCAGTTTGAACACTACGGCGCTGACAGCACCTGACTTGTATGTGCAGGTGGTTGCGCCGAAAACGCGATACATCAATGGCGTTGCGACTGACGGCCTTGGTATTGTCGGCATTGGCAGTTGGGGGCCGGTAAACAGCGCATTCCTGATTGGCTCCGATACTGACCAGGCGCTTTATCTCGGCTCGCCACAGGTGCGCAAATATGACCTGTCTACAGCGGTGTCTATCTCGCTTCAGTTGGGTGCTACAAACCTGAACTGCGTACGCGTGACCGATGGCACCGACGTCGCGGCGAGCATTACGCTTAAAGATGTGGCATCTACGCCAGCAACTGGCATGACGCTGACTGCCATTTACACCGGAACGCGTGGTAACAGCATTCAGGCGGCGATCACGGCTGGCACAGCGGTTAACTCGTATAAACTGACGATTAATCTGCCGGGTCAGAGCGCCGAAGTGTTCGACAACATCACCGGGACTGGCGCTGCGCTTTGGCAGAACATGGTGAGCGCTGTCAACAACGGGCAAACGAGCGTTCGAAGTGCCAGCCAGTTGGCGATCGCCACTATCGGGACTGGTACCGCGCTGCCAAACGTCGCTTCAACTTACACAATGACCGGCGGCGCGGATGGAGCGGCGACAATCACAGACACCACCTTGCTTGGTACCGATGGCACTAGCACGACCCGCAAAGGGATGTACGCGTTACGCGGCACCAACTCGCAGGTCATAAACCTTGTAGACCAGACCGACACAACCTCATGGCCGACAATTGCTACGTTCGCCAGTGCAGAGGGTTCATTTGCAATTGGTCAGGGAAGCGCAGGGACTACATATTCTGCGTTGGGCACGCTGCTAAACACTTCTGGCGTTGATGACTGGCATTTTAAAGCGATGGTAGGCGACTGGCCTTACTGGAAAGACACAGTGAATGGCGTCAACCGCATGATTGCTCCAGCGACATTTGAAGCGGCTAATATCGCATCCCGTTCACCGCATATTTCCACGCTGAATAAGCGTATTAGCACGGTCATAGCTACACAGCGTCAGTTGGCAAATCAGCCGTACTCGATTGCTGAGATTGGTGCAATCAACTCCGCTCGTCTGGACGTAATCACAAACCCATGCCCCGGTGGCAATTACTTCGGCATGCGCTCCGGCCGCAACACCAGTTCGGTGCAAAGTCAGAACGACGACACCTACACCCGCATGACCAACTACCTGTCGTTGACCATCGCGGCCAGTTTTGGTGATGTGGTTGGTCAGAACCAGACAACCGAACTTCGACGCGAAACAAAGAGCACCATTGAATCTTTCCTGTCGAATTTGGAGCAGCAGGGGATGATTGGCGATCCGAATGGTGGCCCTGCGTTCTCCGTGAAACTGGATGCAACGAACAACCCTGACTCTCGTGTAGCGCTTGGTTATATGCAGGCTGACGTGCAGGTCAAATATCTGAACGTAGTGCGCTACTTCCTAGTGAATCTTGAAGGCGGCGGCAGTGTTTCCATTGCGGTATCGAACAACCCATCAAGCTAACCTTCTGGCCTCGCGTAATGCGGGGCTTTTTTCTGGAGAAAGACCATGCCGCAACTTGGCTACACAGTAGGCCGCGATGTCGCTGTTGATATCACCACGCCAACCGGGAAGCTGCGCATCCCGAAAATCATGACCTTCGATGCCAAACCGCAGGTATCAAATCAGAAAATCACCCCGCTAAACGGCGTGAGTGATGAGCTTCAAATACCGACAGGCTGGAACGGCACCATCACCGCCGAGCGCATGGATGGCACGCTCGATGACTTCTGGGCGCAGTGGGAAGAAAACTACTTCAACGGTATCGATCAGCAGCGCGGCACCATTACGGAAAGCATCACAGAATCGAACGGCACCATCAGCGTTTATCGCTATGAGGGCGTGTCATTCCATCTGACTGATGCTGGTAACAAGCAGGGCGAGAAGACCGTCAACCAGACGCTGTCATTCACAGCGAACCGCCGCAAGAAAGTGAACTAAGGATAAAAAATGGCTCAGGTAAAAGTGCACGAAAACAATAAAACGGAAGTGGCAGCGGTGAGCGCTAAATCAAATCAGGTGAAGGATGCAAAAGGTCGACTATTGACCATGCGCGAACTGGATCCGGTGCAGGAATCGCGTCTAACGGTTGCAGTTGGCCCGGAAATGGCGATGAACGTCATGTACATGAACCTGTTTGCATTTCCGGTTGCCGCTGTAGCTGAAATTGACGGTGAAGAGTATCCGGTTCCTCTAAATGCTAAGCAGATTGAAACCATGCTCGCCATTCTCGGGAAGCACGGATTAAAAGCTGTGAATGCTTATCTTCGCGAAAAATCTAAAGAGGAAGATGACGCAACGGAAGCCGCCGCAAAAAACTAGCGCAGAACCCCGAATTCGTTAACCAGTGCTGGCTGATGAAATCCGGGGTTCCCTTCAGCGTTATTTTCCCCGAACTGATTAACCTGATGCCCCATGAACGCATAGCCATGGGGGTTGTCATGCGCGAGTTCGAGGGTGGCAGATATAACTGGAACACCAAGAAATGGGAGGAGGCTAACTGATGGATCTTGATATGTTCGCGCGGGAAATGTCGTTCGCCTCCGCTAAAATTGCCGCAGAAATCGAGATTGGTTTCCACATCATCGTAAAAGAGATTGAGGAAACAGCGAAAGAAGAGATTGGCGTATATCAGCCAGCAGTCGGCCCATTTGAAGCATGGGCGCCGCTGGCAGAATCCACTAAAGCTGACCGTGTTCGCACTGGTTACACAGAAGATGACCCGCTTGAGCGTTCTGGTGAACTGAAAAACTCAATAGAAAGTGAAGTCGTTGGTCTTGCCGGAATTGTCGGCACCAAAAGTGAGATAGGGCTGTGGCAGGAGATGGGCACCGATCGCATTCCGCCACGACCTTTCATTGGTCCTGCTTACGTTCGAAAAATTGACCCGCTGATGAATGCGATCGGATTGGCTATCACCAAAGGATTTAAAGCTTACTGATGACTATCTGGCGAGGAAGGCTAGGCGGCTTAAGAAAATGTGAAAATCGTTCCTTTTTATTCCTTAATGAATTTTGACGCATAGTTAATTTGTAGGCTCATGTTATAATTTCGGAATCTTAAAGGGAGATAATTATGCATTTAAATAATGTTTTTGGTGTCTCGAAGGATCCCGTTGAAAGTTATATTGAACGCGAAGCAGTTGACCAGGCGCTAGCAGATGCCCTCGCAACTACAAAGCAAATAGTTATCTATGGATCTTCAAAGCAGGGTAAAACAGCTCTCCTGCAACGCCATTTAGAAGAAAAATATCGTGCAACTTATCACTGCGGACCAACAAGCAGTGCAGAAGATATTTACAGAGCCT